GAAATCGCAAGAACGATGAACCAGTCTGAAAACAACACCATGACTGCCATTGAAAGGATACAGGCCGCTTGGGCTGCGGTTACCAACAAGGCTCAGAAAGAAGATGGCTCTTACTCTTCCATGTCACTTGGGTATGGAAACAGAGAAGCGGGTGATAACGAATAATGTATAGCGTGGATTTTTTCAAAAAGCTACAGGAGCTTAGAGATGCAAGTGTTGCATCTACTGCCGGTTCAACATCAGCAGTAACAGTGCAGGCGGACAGCGAGACAACCCCGGGTACGCAAGCCCCGGCTTATCAGAAACAGCAACAGCAGACGTTGGACGTTATTGTTTACGATCCTGTTACTGGGAGAGCTTATCCTAATCCAGCGGCGGCGAGAGGAGAGGGTGTTTCGACGTTTGTCTACAATATGCCAGCAAACAAAGCGATTGATTGGTCTTATTGGGATAAGTTTAAACAGCCAGCCCCTGCGCCTGCTCCCGCTGCTGTACCGTTGACGGTCGAAGATCAGACGTTAGATTTCAATCCGAATCCAACGCCTGCTGGAACTCCAACTCCATTACCAACTCCAACCCCAACACCGACCCCAACGCCAACCCCGACTCCGACCCCAACGCCGACCCCAACGCCGACCCCAACGCCGACGCCAAGCCCAAGTCCGAGTCCAAGCCCAACTCCAACGCCCACACCGACTCCTACTCCAACCCCAACGCCGACTCCATCGTCGTCAGTAGTGAGTTATGAAACATGGCTCAGGGATGCTACACAGCAGCTTGGAAATCCGAATAGTAAAAACCCGGGCAAAAAGTTGGCGAGCGATAAAAATACCAGATCTATGTACGACAACTACGCGTCAACAATGAGGAAGGCTATAGATGAGGGCAAAACAAAACTGGCATGGGAGATAAATAGAACGCACTCATTGCATTCGGGCAATACTGAGTGATTTATTTTGGCGAGATTGGGGTTACCGTTGTCGATAACTTTATAGCGGAGCCAGAAGTTGAGGAAATGCTTTCCTATTTTGATGATATGGAGTTATCGGATGTCTGCACTGAAGAAGGTGGAAGTGCTCTCCATGATCATAGGACAGGAACGAGAAAGTGGATTGATCACGATCATACGCCGATGTTTAAGATACTGTGTGACCGAGTCTCTAATTTCGTTGGAATAGATTTAGTGAATGCAGAGAAAGCTCAGTTTTTGGAGTACGGTCCCGGTGAAAAATACGATCCTCATTTTGATGCCTTTGATGCTGAATCTGAGCAATGGCAACACTATTGCAAAAGCGGCCAGAGGTTAGTCTCAGTTATGGGTTATCTAAACGATCTAGATACTGGCGGCGGCACAGCATTTCCCAAATTAGGTCTTGATATAAAACCTAGAGCAGGACGATTGTTGGTTTGGAATAACGTGGGGGAAGATTTAGGAAAGCCACATCCTGATTCACTTCATGGCGGTATGCCCGTCGAAGAGGGAATCAAAAAATGCTTCACGATCTGGTTTCGTGAGAAACCCTTTAATGAACAGACATGACTTCATTGAACGTGCCAAGGAGTATCTTCCTACTGCTTCTCTGCAAGAAGCTGGCACGTTTTACAAAAACCTCTTAGAAAAAAATTACGACACAGGGTTAATAAGAGATTTAGCTAAAGTAGACCGCTGGTTTCTTCTCGTAGTTCTTCTTAACCGTAAGGATGCGGTTCATCCTTGGTTATATGACCGATGCAGGGAAGTTGAGAAGAATCCAGACGGTATGCTTGATTTGTGGGCTAGGGGTCACTACAAGTCCACAATTATCACTTACGCTGGGACAATTCAGGAAATACTGAAGAACCCAAATATAACTATTGGCATATTTAGCCACACAAGACCAATAGCAAAGGGCTTTCTCAAACAAATTAAGCGCGAGTTTGAGATCAATGATTTTCTGAGAGAGCTTTATCCTGATATTTGTTACAGCAACCCCAGACAGGATTCACCGCAATGGAGTGAAGATGCTGGGATCATTGTAAGGAGAAAATCAAATCCTAAAGAGGCGACAGTAGAAGGGTGGGGATTGGTCGATGGTCAGCCCATATCCCGTCACTACGATCTAAGGATATACGACGATGTCGTAACAAGGGATTCAGTCAATACACCAGACCAAATATCCAAAACAACAGAAGCCCTCGATCTTTCTCAGAACTTGGCTGGTGGTCAAAACAGAGAGTGGTATATCGGAACTCGATATCACTACGCAGATACTTACAGGGATTTAATAGAACGCGGCACTCAAACCCGCATTTACCCCGCGACAGACTCTGGCACACCGGATGGAGATCCGATTCTCCTAACTCCAGAGGAGTGGAATAAAAAGAAGTCTTCGATGGGTCAATATGTGTTGGCCTGTCAGATGCTCCAGAACCCAATAGCCGGGTCAGAGCAAGTCTTTGATCCAGAGTGGATTAGAAGAATCGAGATACGACCCAGAGTGATGAATGTCTACATCCTCTGTGACCCAGCACATTCAAAGAAACAATCGTCCGATAGAACTGCCATTGCGGTGATCGGAATAGATCCGCAGTTCAACAAATATCTTATTGACGGCTTATGTCATCGACTCAACCTAAGAGAAAGATGGCAATCTTTATCCAGACTTCGAGCTAAGTGGGTAAAGCAACCGGGAACCATGACTGTCAAGGTTGGTTATGAGCGATACGGAAAGGACTCTGATATCGAACATTTCAAAGAGATGATGCGGATTGAAAACAACTATTTTCCAATCGAGGAGCTGGCTTGGCCAAGAGAAGGGCCGGGTTCTAAACGGGATCGAGTCCAACGCTTACAGCCCGACTTTGAGAACTGGCGCTTCTTCTTGGCCCCTTCCTCGGATTTTATGACCTCAAGGCAAAAGAAGGCCTTTGAGCAGGGGGATGCGTCGCTAATCGTGCGCCCAATAAAGCAGAAAGATGAGAACGGCCGTTTGTATGACGTAACTCAACGCATGATTGATAACGAATACAACCTGTTCCCAGCGGTTCATGTCGATATGTTGGACGCAATGTCGCGCATATATGACATAGAGGCCGCACCGCCGCAGTTCATTTTTTCTGATGATCTAGAACCAGAAGCACTCCCAGCTTATTGAGGAATGGATATGGAAGAACCAGCGGTTAACCCACATGAGCTTGCTGTTCTATTCCTTTCTCACTTTATTGATGCATCTAAAGATGAGTTGGATTCGATGGAAATTACCATAGCTCTAACCGGATTGATAACCCAGGTCGTGAGTAACACGGTAGAAATTATTAACACAGAAAGAAGAGTTTTGCATTGAGCGATAACTTTAAAAAGCCAAAAGAGCGACGGTACAGTTGGAGAGAGTTGTGCGACAAGGCGGCTGGCCCCCAAGAGCCTGTCCCTGTCTACATATTCCCCCAAAGAAAGTATTTTGAAAACCCACATCGCCCCTATGGGCCTAAGAGGTAGTTATGGATTTCGAGAAAATAAAAACAACCGTTATCGGTAAGAAGAAATTCTGGATTGTAGTTGGTGTAATTATTGTAATTGCCATCGTTGCGAATTGGATTCAATGAAAATACTTGTTGACGAACATCATCGTGGAATGATGGAAGAGGCGGCTATTACCTCTTTGGTAAAAAATGTTGCCGATACTTTGTGGAAAGAGTATCCGGGCCATCTCTGGATGGTTGGCCCATCTAACGATAAATCCATGCTGGCCATCTGGAACGAAGACCTTTCGACCCGGTACGGAATGTGGATCAGAGTTGAAGATATTGACCCTGATTACAAAAACATTAAGAACTGGGCAGGGGAGCTTCTGGAACGTGCCAGTGTCTCTAGAGGAAAAGCTAATTTAGATGAATTGGCCAGCCTTGAAAGGAACGTACTCGGGGAAGTGAAATTCGATGATTGATGATGTCCCCTTAAATAACGGTTTAGATGACGAAAAGTCTCCGTGGCTGACTTTAGCTAGACAGGCCTACGACTCATCTACAACCTACCTTGACGCGAACTACAGGCGGCAATGGGAGCGGAACATAAAGCTGTTCCAGTCCGACCATCCTAGTGGTTCCAAATACGGCACGTCTCAGTATCAGCACAGGTCAAGACTGTTTAGGCC